GGCGTTTTAATGCGGGTACACCGTGTACCGCAGAACGACTCAGATGAAGTGCGTCCCGGGACTCCCACAAATTTTTAAGGTTTGTGAGACCTAGTAAGCTTTTCATCAGAGCTCCGTGTCCGTCCAGAATATCAGTGCGATAGACTGGTTCTGGGACCATCGCCTTTATTTCATAGCGATGGAGGTTACGATTCCATCTTCCGATGGATCGATATCCCAAATACGAAACGCGGCCAAGTACCTGGCTATCTATCGAGACATAAGGGAGATCCCCTATAACCTCTTCAATACATTTGAACATGTATTGTGCAGTGTGCCAGTAGCCTTTCAAATAAAACTGATTGGCTGTAGCACACCACGATATAAGCTCAGATGCTTGCTGTAGGCCCTTAGGTCTGATGGTACGAACATAAGTCGGTGTTACCGACCTACCTCCATATGCATCTATTCCGCAAGACTCTCTAAACTTACCAGTAAAGAAAGTCTTATTACGGTTTACCTTGCAATTGTATTTTTGCAGGTAATCAAGGACCTCGATCGCATATGTGGATGGGACGATAATATCATCACCATACACATGGACTAATGGAGCTACGATATCGCATGCCTCATTAGTCACAGGAAGGTGCATGCAGTCCAACAAGGCCATTACACATATAGTGTAAAAATACATGGACTCGATTGGAAAGCAGAGAGCACTACCCATAGAAGCGAACTTCTTCAATGGACCAATAATAGTTCCATCTGGAAGCTCTGCTCGCGTCGATCTACATGCGTCAATCGCACCCCATAAATCGGGGTTTGACTGAAACATTATCCTCGCAAGCGACAGAGGAACTCTATCACTAGCATCGGATAAATCAATCGTTGCTAATTGACCGTCAACCGACGAACTTATCGCCAGGCTTTGATTCACACTTTGGTCACTAAAATTTATGTGACCGTGTAAGCGTGGATTAGATTCGATAACGCGATATAACACGTCCCGAATCCCTTGCTGTATGTATTGAACACAGCAGGGCTCTATAGCGATAATTCTGGGCGACTTTAGCGTCTTTGGCACAAGCGTAACCCTTACGGGTTGTTCAAGTGCTTCCGGCACAAACGTCACTTTCTCGAGGGCCGAATCGCTGTCTTCAGATACAATGTATCCGGAGCCAACTATCGGAAAATAAACCTCGAGACGTTCATGCCATCTGCGCCAATCGTATTTGCGGTTTCCCGAAATACGGTCAGCGGTAGCTCCGGGACCGTGCCTTGGAATAAACTCATCAACACGTAAACCGTGTAGAAGGTTATCCCACAGCACAGAAGATACGTGCTCAAAATGAACACGATCTCCCGCTGAAGCCTCAAAGTTACTAAGGTCCGTCTCAACTTGGACGAAATTCCCAATTGAAGCAAGTTCCCTTTCGGGTTTGCAAGGAACCAGCACTTTCTTAAATGTAAGGCAAATTTGCCGAACACAAGAAATAACAGTGCTAGTTTCGTTTGGGTCAATAAAAGTTTCGTCATAGATCCTTCCTGTCTCTTGGTCAAAGATAAGACTAAGCATCCCCTTCAAAAAAGAGGGAATCGCTTGGCATTTCTTAAATCTGATGAAATGCTTTGAGTCTATCCGCCCATTCGCGAGAGCTTGTTCAAAGTCTCGAGAAAAGTCGGGCAGGGTTATCGTTAAAAATGATAATCCCTCCTCCATGACCCGTGATCGAATAGTGTTCAGATCACGTAAATCAGAGACGTCAGCGATGCATTGTTGAGTAGCGTCTATATAGACACGCTCAACCAATTCTAGGTAGTCACTTACGTTGCTTTTCAAGACACCTCCTCATTCGGAGGAAAGTCTTCAAGCCACGAATGTCTGCTTAGAATGTGCGGTGATCCGCAAATTCACTGTGACCAGTAGGATATGAGGGAATATCCCTAGTTAATGGGTTAAAATCTACTTACGTTGAGTGAGCTGCTTAAAAGCAGTAGACTCAGAACGGCGTTGTGCTTGGCCTTCAGCGGACTTTAAAGCCGTCGAAGCTTTCGCAATAGACGCGATAGCAGATTTAGCCTTACCTGGAATAAGCATCTGAAGTTCCTCTGATTGGAGGATTTCAGTAACTTCGTCCAGGTGTTTCAAAGCTTTAAAGAATTTTGAAAGCTTTGACATTAGCTCTCCGTTGCCAGGAGCTTATCCTGAGTAGCTGTAAGGACCAACCAGGTGGTAAACCCGTTGAGATTATCCTTAATTTCAGTCGAGGTAAACCCAAAAGCTGGGCGTTCTTCAACTGTGTAATGAGAGATCGTGTCCCAGTCGTTGGTACTATCCAACGGATTGGTAACGATCTTCTTAAAGTCAAGGCGAGAGACAGTACGGATACGTCCGTTAGACTGTCGCTGATGGGATATCGTAAGTTGATATATTCCATCAGCAGTCGCGTAAACGGCAGAAGTGCCGTTTGTCGAGACTCTTCCCATGACCTTAGCTACACCAGCTACGGTAACAGTAATTGGATCAGCAAACATATAGTGGTTGACCTCCAGAAAAGTGGACGGTTAAACCGCGATTACGCACACAGGCTGTCCGAGCCTGAAACGAATAGACCACGCGGCCGATAGATACTCAGGTAAACTTGGATAAACCCAAGGCCCCAAGTATCGCCCATTGGCGCCCAGATAAAGATGTGGGCGTCAGACCGAATCCATATGGAGTACCTGCGACAACACGTTGTTTACAGGTTCTATTTCTGTAAAACTCAAACGTGCGAAGGCCAGACCAGAAACGTATTGATTGTTGTAAAACAATCTCAGTTTGTTGTCTGTGCATTAAACACAGGTTTTTGGACACGACATTATCTTCACCGGCAGCAGTGTAAAGCTCAATAAATGAGCCAGCACTGCTGAACCAGTCGATAAGCCAAGTCCAAGGCGTTACCTTCCAGAGGACTGATGGATTAATACGAGCCCCGTATACCGTAAGGTATTGCTGGATACGATTCATTTGAGAATCGAATTCAGCGAGGTTCATATCAAACTCAGGGCGATAGAATTTGTAGTCGCCACTAGCCCAAACACGAGTAATTTCGCGTTTGAGATAGGAAAAGCGAGTTGGAACCCCATCACCACCCGTGTCAAATAATTGGTTTAAAGGAAAGCCAGATGGAAAACACCTCTGACCAACTCCAGTACTAATTACTTGATCGGTGCTAGTCTCACTTAACACACCCTCCCTATGATCCCACTTATTGTTGCGATCGATTAGATCAGCAAGAATATCGCGGAAATTGATAGCCGTTTGACATACGTCAACGATATCTTTCACAAAGGGTACCCAGCCAAACTGGTAGTTGAGAAAGTCTTCCGAAGCCCCTTTTGGGGAAATCGGGTTGCTAACATTGCCACCGCTTACTAATTTCCATTTAGAAAGGAAAAAGTAAGCAGTGTCTTTGAGCATCTTTGGTGCCTCCCGTAATTCAATTACGGCTTGCATCAAATTGGCTTTATTCAACTTGGGTCGAAGTCTTTTATCGACCAGGGTGAGAAATGCCGAAGGATCAGGTCTGTATAGAGATCCGCTAAACAAGATTGGCAGATCAACGTATTGTTGATTTGTGAAATCAAGTCCAGTGAAATCTGGGTTAGCAAAACCCCCTCTATACCGGATAAACCATGTCCCTAAGCCGCCGCCAAGATTGACGGTGAACTTTGAAGGAAATGATCCGTAACCCTGAATCCTCATAGGATTCAGCTCGGCAGAAACAGAGAGAAAGGGTCCGCACTGTCCTCCAAACTGTGGTCCAGGATGAATTTCGTCCTGAGTCACTTTGATTGAAGAATATGGGCCATTGGCGGAGAAGGTAGAATTAGCGTATTGTTTCCAACCGCTAGATTCCAGTCTTTCCCAAACACCAGTGGAGCCAACCGTTTTAGGGTTAGGCTCTGTCCTAACTCTCTTACGAGCTATATTCGACATTTAAAGGTAAAACCTCCATATAGTAGAAGTACTCTCTAAAAGACACTGTCTAGAGAGTTTTTATTCGAAGGACATCATCGCTGATATCCTG